AACTATAAATGATTTTATGGAAAAAGTAGAGAAATAATATGGAAGAGTATCAACAAATAATAGCAACATACACAATCTTTTCAATACTTCTAACTATTGCATGGTTTGCTTTAAGGAAATAACATGAAAGAATACGAATATAACAACCAAAAGTTTTTAAGATGGGTAAAAGAAAACAAGCCATGTGTAATATGCGGTACTTATGGAGTAGAAATACATCACATAAAGAAAATGCCAATGATTCGAAAAAGAAATGACTTAATGTGTATTCCTTTATGCCCAGAGCATCATCGTGGTAAATATTCACCTCATGGACACGAATCAACTGGATTTTATGCAGGGCTTCCCTTAGAGCAACAAATGCAAATAGCAGTACTTAACTTTAGCGAGTTTAGCAATGAGTAGACATGAAGAAGATGACGAACAAAAAGCATTTATTCAATGGCTAACTATTAAAAATATATTTTTCTTTTCAGTTCCAAACGGAGCAGTATTAAAAGGAAACGCAATGCAACGTGCTAGACAAATGAATCAATTAAAAGCTTCAGGCTTTAGAAATGGAGTAGCCGATGTAATAGTAATGATAAAAGACAAAGTGTTATTTATTGAGATGAAGAAGAAAAAAGGTGGTCGACAAAGTGAAAGTCAAAAGCAGTTTGAGAAAGATGTAAGTGTTTTTGATTATTGCGAATACTTTGTGGCGAATGGATCAAAAGAAGCGATTGAAATCGTTAGTGAAATAAATAAAGGATAGAGAGATGAATAAAATATTAATAGGTGATAGAGAGTATAAATTAGTTCCTGTAGAAGAAGATGCAGAAACTTTTGAGCCCAAGGAAGATGCAGACATGACATATGAAGATGTTAAATATCACGCAGAAAATGAAGGAGTAGGCTATCTACTTCTAGATTATTGTAGCTATTCAGATATTAAGGATTCAGAAACAAGATTGTTATTTGGGAAAGCGTACAAAGCGGTAAAAGAATTAACAGAACACTTAGAGATAGAGTAACCAAAAGTAACAACAACCCAATTTAAACCAAGAAGAACTTAAAAAGCTTTACTTTGTTGGTTGGGTTTGTTATAGTTAAGTACATCAAAAGAAAGGAAAGAAGATGAGTAAGAAAATTAAAGTAGACGATTTAACTCTAAAGCAGATTAGAGAGATTCAGGGTTTAGATTTTGGAATTAGTTTAGAAGCAAATAAAAAACAATCAAGTTTATTTTCAGATTATATTGGGGAATACGTAATTGTTCGTTCAAGAAATGAGGGTATTAACGCAGGGTATGTAAAAGCATTAGATGATACAGGTATTGTTTTGACAGAAGCAAGAAGATTGTATTATCATAAGCCTTTAGACAAAAATATGAGTTGGTATGAGGGAGTGGCAACAGTTGGTTGTTCAAGTGATACTAAAATATCTAATGCTGTAAAAGAAAAAATTATAGTCGAAGATTATTCAATCACTGTGTGTTCTAAAGAAGCGGAAGAGGTTATTAAAAATGCGACAACAAATAAACAAAATTAAAGACATAATAAACAAGAATGGCTCTGGCCATGGCTCTGGCTCTGGCGATGGCTATGGCTCTGGCTATGGCGATGGCTATGGCTCTGGCTATGGCTCTGGCTATGGCTCTGGCGATGGCTCTGGCGATGGCTCTGGCTATGGCTCTGGCTCTGGCTATAGCTAGTAACATTCATAGAGCATCTCACGAGGTGTTCTATTGAGTTTTATTAAAGGAGTAAGAAATGGAATTCGCACAAACATTAAAACTAGCAAGACTACAACTAGTAAAAGACAAAAAGACATTTGAGAAAACAGGTGTTAAGACTGAAAATTTAAAACGATGTGAAGATTTTTTAAAGGGGAACAGATGACAACTTGTGAGGATTGCGGAAGCAAAGTATATTCTGGATATTGCATAAATTGCAATGAAGAGCACTTTATTGAGCAACAATACAATGATTTAAATATTGAAGTTCCTGAAGTGATATATGTCAAATCAAGAAAAGATGATGAAGAAGCTATTAAAAGAAATAATAAATGTGATAATTTTGGGAACATAAAGGAAAATAATGGAAGTAACTAAATTCAAGCAAAAACATGAATCAAGAGTAAAGCTTGTACATTCAAATATTACAATGCTTATCAACGATGCAAAAGCAGAGGGAGCATTAAACGAAGCGTACGAGGTTATAGGTCATGCAATAGGTTATCATAGAGCGTTACATCAATGCGTATTAACAGAGCAGATTATCATAGAACTAGCAAATAAAAACATCGACGGCATGAGTGCAGAAGAGGTTATTGATTATGCGTTGTCTATGTTAGAACAAAGTAAAAGGGGTTAGAAATGAGTAAAAGATTAGAAGCTTTAAACAAATCGCTTGAAAATAAAAATAAAAAGTTAGATAAAAAATATGAAGATTATTTTTCAGATGTAGCACGGGCTAATGGACAGCCATTAAATGATAAACGCGGAGGACAAGCAGTATTAGACAGATGGGACAGAAAAAGTAATGGAATAGCCAACCAGCGAGACGAGATTCAAAAGACTAAAGAGGCTATTGAAAAAGAAGAGTTGAAAATTTACGGGGTGAAAGAGTGGTATAAAGCTATGCCTAGCTACATTCAAGAATTCATTGATAATGGAACTTTGATTCAATGGGGAAAACATCCTAGAATTATGTTTGTTGCAGGAGTGGAAAAAGCACGAATAAAGTTTGATGAAAAAAGCGGATTATGTTCTCATAGTTACTTAAATCAAATACCAAATAAAGAACAATATGCTATTTTTAGAGACATTTATAATAAAATAAACTATTTACAAAAGGATAAATAATGAGAGAGATTAAGTTTAGGGCGTGGGATGAAGGAAATAAAATTATGCATAATAATGTTGAATTTATCAGAAGCGGGACAGAAGGAAATGATTGGATTTTATTTAAATCAGACAAGCAAACTTTAGAAGAAAATGAAGTATTAGCAAACCCATATTTTGCACAACAAATAAAACTTATGGAATACACAGGCTTAAACGGAAAAGGTGATGTTGAAATTTACGAGAATGATGTTGTATCAAATGAAACAATAGAAGGCACAGTTAAATTTACTAATGGTTGCTTTGTTGTATATGACAAAAATGACGATTATATTATTTTAGATAATTGCAATCTGAAAACATTAGAAGTAATAGGAAATATCTATGAAAATCCAGAACTTATAAAGGACAACTAAATGAGAACACAACCATTCAAACTATGGAAGAAACAAGGCACATACAAACTACAAAGAGAGCAAAGACACCGATTAAGATACATCGTGTTTATTCTTAGCCTTATCGCAGTCACATGGTTATTGGTCGGCTGCGCTAAACTAATGCCAGATTTAATAGAGTGTCACGATGGCTACCGATACGCAATGAACGGGTTTAATAAAAAGCAGATAATGACTGCACCCGATGGAGAGTTTTTGACGTGTGATAGAAAACTGGCTGATTATAGACTAGAGTTAAGACCTGATTTAAAGGAGGGGTGAGATGAACGAATATCTAATAATATATGGTGCTTTTTCAAGCGTAGTAGTATTTTTATCACTTTCTATAGCAACACTGCTTTTTATTGATAATAAGAAAACCCACAGGAAACTAAATAAATTTATGGAATTACTCTTAAGAGTGTTTATTTTGTCTACTTCTATATGGATAGTGCTTGTATTATTTGATGTTTTCAGGAGTCAATCATGACCAAGTATAGAAAACTAATGGAAAAACTATACGAGCCATACAAGAACAGCGAGTATTTTGACTGTATGGATTTTGATACTTTTAGACAACTAAGAGGAATGTGATTATATGAAAAGACAAGTTTTCATAAATTAGGAGAAAAAGATGCAAATAATTAATTTAGATGAATTAGAAAGAAAGTGTTTAGAATTTGGTATTAAAAATAAATGCTTTACTAAAGAAGATTTTAATGATGAGAATTTAGTAACAATTAGTATCAAGGGAAGATACCAAAGTAAAACTATTGATATTATGATTAAAGGGATGAAATCAGCTAATGAGAACAACCCTTTAGATTACCCTATTACTTTTACAGCTGTAACATGGGAAAATTTATATTATCAATTAGATAAGTTTTTTGCTGATACTTGGGATTATATTGCAGACCACAACAAAATGCCTTTATATATGAAAGTTGCAGAACTAATAGGTAAGCATTCAAAAGGTGGTTTTGTAAATGCTGGAAAAATTAAGACAGAGATAGCGAAGTTATTATGATTAAATATCATGGCACACCTTTTAGTCCAGTTCATTTATTTGAACAACACATGAAAGGTAAAAATATATTAATCCCTTTCAGTAGAAGAGATACTCTAAAGAGAGCTTTAAAATCAGGAGCTAATATAATTTTTGATAATGGGGCTTATACTTTATGGAAGCAAGGTAAAAAAGTAGATTGGGATAAATATTACGATTGGGTAAAAAAGCACTATGAAAGAATCACGTATTTTATAATACCTGATGTGATAGATGGTACAGAATTAGAGAATAATAATTTAATTAAGAACTATTATTCACAAGATTTTGACAATCAAACAAAAGCAGTTCCAGTTTGGCACGTTGCAGAAAGTTTTGAAAGATTACAGAAACTTATGAATAGTTTTGATTATGTGGCTTTTGGGAGTAGTGGAGAGTTTCAAGTATTAGGTACAAGTAAATGGCATAGTCGTATGCACGAGGTAATGAAGTTTGTTTGTGACGAGACAGGGACACCAAAAATTAAGATACATATGCTTAGATGTCTAAAAAATGAGATATTTACAAAGTATCCTTTTTATAGTGGGGATAGTGTAACGGTTGCACGTAATCACAAGGATTATGGTGAGGGTGG